CAGGCAATGGCTTTAAGATGCCAGAGCCGAGGGCCGTGGATCCAGAAGCGTACTACGGGAACGGTTATTCGAAGGCTATGATGAAGCTTGGGGGAAAGTCCCAGCGCACTAAGGACATCAGATCGGCAACCCCACGCGGCTTTGCTCGCGCAGTATACGAGGCAAACAATGGATGACGAAGAGAGAATACAAAGGAGGATCTCTAGGTGCATTGCCAATCTGCCAGAACCTATGAACGACGGCCAAGTTGTATCTACCATACTAACGATTGCGGATTCGTATGCCAAAGACGATGCGGACATGGCGCACCTTTTAGCCACTTCATTGGCTCTCTTTACAAGGGTTAATGGTTTACCGATATCCAAAGTTGTGAAACTATTAATTAAGACACACCTTTTTCTCGACGATAAATTAAAAAAACAGAGGATGAATTGATGCTTTATAAAAACGCAATAGTAAAAAGGGCTAGGGTCTGGGCTGTGCCAGAGCGCAGACTTAAAATGATTGAGCTTCACAAAGAAGGTTACAACAACAAGCAGATTTCGGAAATTATGGGGATTAAAACTGATATTGTATCGACGGGTATTTACTTGGCTCGACGAGATAAATTACTCCCCCCTCCTGAGAAAGCTCCCCCCTCCAGATCAGCGGTACATCTGCTAAAGAAACTGGGGCGTAAGTACGCAGATCTAGGGCGGATGTTGCAGGTCTTTGATGCTTTGACCAAGGAAGAGGCGCTTTGGTTAGTGTCCACTTTGCCGCAAGATATGCAGATGTGTCACTACTTAGCTTCTTTTGTCAGCGATGCGTATGCAGAGGAGCATACTGAAACATAGAAAGGGAACCATAGATGGCTAAATGGGTATTAGATGAAGACCATAAAATGCTCGACCCGAACATTGAGGACGACGGATTTATAACCATAGTCCCTGATACAAAACTGATTATGCTTAAACACCTACGAGACCAAGCTTACATAGAATTTCTAAACGCGAGGGGCTCCTGTTTTCTTGGAGCGCAACATAAATTAGAACAAGCGGAGCGAGACCTCCGCAATTACCTAGGGGATAAGAATGACAACGGAAGTAATTGAAGCTGTAGTAGACCAGATCACATACACTAACTCTGCATTTGCAACATCGGTAACGACAGGAGAGGTGGTCTTTGTGAACTCGCGTATTGTAAATGCGGTCGGGCTTCAGATCGGGGACACAAGAAACTTCTTTGTGATTCCAAACTACCCTGACAAGCAGGAGCAAGTTGCGTGGAGAGCGATGCGTGTGGAGTGTGACGCAGACAAACTTCGCACCGAGCCTGCCACTGCGGCCCCGCGCAAGATTATCAAAGATCTATTGGATGATAACAACCCTATGACTGTCCAGAAGATCATGGACAAGACAGGGTTTAACGAAGCTATTATTATGGCCTCGTTAAAAAGCTTGACGGAACATGGCGAGGCTGAGACAGCCATCGTTGTGAGCAAGGACGGCCAGACAGAATATTATTGCAGCAACTTCGATTGGTTTGACGACGAAGAGTAACTAGGCTATAGGTGGGGAACAACAAAAGGAGTTTCCCACCTATGCAAGAACCAAGATTCAAGAACGTAGCATTGCTACCCGATGATCACGAATTATTACGCCAGATTGCAGACAAGGAGCAACGGGCTATGACTCGTCAGTTGTCTGTGATGATACGTCGAGCTTACGCTGATCTTCTAGTTCCTGCTGCTTCTTAAATCTAGCAGCCTTAGCTCTCATCTTACCATCGACAAGTCTTTGGGGGGTACGATTGTATCCCCTGATATCTATAATATTGTTTCGACTTAGGCCTGACAACATGACTTTGCATATCTCTGGTGGTAGTCCTGTTATCTTAGCCATGCGACCCATGGCCCCCGCCAAGTTCTGAATGCCACGGCGATACTCCACCATGATTTCTGTCACGTCTTTGGCTACGGCCTCATCGATTTCCGGGGGTAGTTCTTTAGTCATAATCTTTATCCTTTGTTGGGGGTTAGAGTTAGCCATTCTCTGGCTTGTTCGCCTAGAACTTTGGCCCCGATGTCGATCTTATCGCGAAGGGACTTAACGATCTTCTCGTCAATAGATCCCTCGGTAATTAGATCAACGTAAGTGACGGGGTTGCGCTGCCCAATACGATGGGCTCGGTCTTCAGATTGAATCCTTGTTTCCAAGTTAAAGTCGTTGGCATAGTATACCACGAGGTTGGCCTCGGTCAGAGTCAAACCATACCCCGCAGTCGCAGGGTTTCCAATGAAATATTTGAGCGGGTGGTCTGGGTTCTGGAAGTTACGAACGATGTTATTGCGCTCGTCGTCTGAAGTGTCACCAAAGTATGCAGCCGCAGAGCCCGCGCCGAAGGTCTTGTTCAAGGTTCCTGTTATTAATCGGATGTCATGCCGGAACCTCGACCAGATGATTGCCTTGCCATCGTGCTCGTCTAGTATCTCAACCACGGCCTCTATTCTTTTGGTGGGGAACGTAAGCATATTACCATCGTCAGTTTTAAGATGGCCGGACAGGATCTGTTGCAGCCTTAACAACTGCGTGATCACTGCGGGTGCTGTAACAAGGTCGCCATCATCCAACATAGTCATGGCTTGCGCTTTGATATCAGAATAATATTTGTATTGCTCATCCGTCAGGCTGATATATCGCGCGGTGTATGTCTTCTCTGGTAGATCCAGACAGTCTTTCTTGAGAACACGATAGCTGAACGCCTCAATCTTTGACGTTAACTCTTCCAGATTTCTATAGCCGACCACTTGTTGAAAGCTCTTCGCTCCCATTTGCCTGCGGTTTAGCACCGCATATCGTCCCTGGAACGCGTAGAACGAATCGAATCCCAAGAGCCGAGGTCCGAGGAACGCGGCCTGAGCATAGATGTCGAGCGGTGATTTGGTTACGGGAGATCCTGTCAGAAGTCTGCGGAACTTGAACAACACAGATATCTTCAAGAGAGATTTGGTTCTCTTGGCGGAGTGATTCTTTATGGTGGTGCTTTCATCAATGGCGATCATGCCTTTGCCACCGAGCTTCTTGCCCATCCACTCACCGGCCTTCTGTCCTTTGAGTGTGGAGAAAGCTTCTACGTTCATGACGAACACGGTCAGCCCATCAAACTTGTCCTGGACGGAGCGCATTTCTTCTTGTTGTTTTTTGTTGCCGCCTGATACCCAACGGATTACCCGATAGTTTACTTCGTCAGACATATGCTCTGGTAATTCTTTCGCAACCCAGTTACGATACACGCCTTTAGGTGCGATGACCAAGGCGAAGTTTAACTCCCCGCTTTGGTATAGTGTTCCGATGTTGTCGATCAGGACTTTTGACTTTCCTGTTCCCATCTCCATGAAGAACCCGAAGGCATCCCGTTGTCCAGCTAGGTCCATTGCGATCTGTTGATGGCTATATGGTTTAGTTTTAAAATTGTACTTGACAGTCATCTATATCCTCCATTAAGGTCACCCTACGGACAAACGAGTTGTTCGTCAACCCCAACCCTGAAGAGGACAAAACTTATGACTGATATCTTTGAAGACATGTTTGATGAGGCGGGAGCTCTCGCCCCTATCGACACCAACACTAGCCGAAACCTAAGCGACCTAGTCCGTATGCTGCGTAAAGTAGAGGGCGAGATTGAAACTACAGAAGAGCATCTCAAGCATCTTAAATCTGAGAAGCATAAACTTTCTGTTGAGAATATCCCTGCACTGATGGATGAGATGGGCATTGAACGCCTTGATGTTGACGGTATCACCGTCAGTAGAAAGATGATGGTCCACGCCTCAATTCCTTTGGACAGGAAGGAAGAAGCTTTCCAATGGCTTCGAGCACAAGGACTTGATGACATCATTAAGAACGACGTGACTTTGACTTTTGGTAAAGGCGAAGACAACCTAGCGGGCGACGTTGTAGGGATGCTGGAAGACAGAGGATTCCACCCATCGACCAAGACCCACATCCATCCAAGCACATTAAAGGCGTTCGTTAAGGAACGCGTAACAGATGGCAAACCCATCGACCTTGATATGTTTGGAGCATTTATAGCAAACGCAGCAGAAATCCGGAGGAAAGCATAATGGGTATTTCAAAACAAATGCAGATGGAAGAGATGCATCGCGTCTCGGTTTTAGAGTACGACGAAGACGATATGGCGAAAAGCGATGATGCCGCTTGGTGTGCAAAAGAAAACTATGAAGCTGGAATCATGACTTTTGAGGAAGCGTGTGAAGATGACTTGATCGAACGGTCCATTGAAGACGATGCGATTAAAGCAGACATGAAGCGTCAAGATGATGAAATTAGAAAGGCAAAGAACAATGAGTAATCAAGTAGCAACAAAAAAGAATGCAGAGTTAAGCACAGATGTACTTGACGATATCTTTGAAACCGCTGGTGAGGGCGCTGCCTTTGACAGCAGTGAGATGCAGATCCCGTTTGTTCGGGTCTTGCAAGCTTTGTCACCGCAGTTGAACAAGAAGAAGTCTGAGTTCATCGAGGGGGCGGCTCAAGGTGACCTGTTCAACACGGTGACTGGACAGCACTGGGCAGGGGAAGAGGGCGTGACTGTCGTGCCTTGTTTCCAAACCACCAAGTATCTGGAGTTCGTGCCGCGTGACATGGGCGGCGGCTTCAAGGGTGAGATCGCATCTAACGATCCACGCCTGACACAGACACGGCGCGTTGGCTCGAAGGAAGTTCTGCCTAACGGTAACGAACTTGTGAAGTCCGACCAGCATT